ATTTTATGTAATGCCTCTACTCCTTTTGCTAGATTTTTGATACCTTCCAATACATGTAGATTAACTTCATGTTGCTCATACATATATCTATCTCTTTGAGATGCCATTGTTTCTCCTTATTTATAATTGACTTTCATTAAAGAAATCTTTATCGTTTTCTGACATTTCTTCTTTTATAGTATTTACAATACTTTTAAAATGTCCGTCTAATATATGATTAAATGCAGTAATTAATACATTTGCGTCTATATCTTTATCTTGGACAACTCTTCCGTCATTGTTATCTACACATTTAATATCAAAGTAATCATTGAAGTTATGTATTATTTCCCAGGTTGCACTTTTTCCGCTTGCATGTAAAACAAATTTAACTCCCCCATGATGCTTTGTATCATCGTGTTCTGGTATTATAACTAAATCTTTTATCATGTCGTCTCTCATTATCGTCGGCATGTAATCTAGAATTGCTCCAGCTGAATTAGTATTAGTTTCAAATTTCATGTTTTTTCCTTTCTATTTTTATATTTTCGAAACACTTAAGATATATGATATCAGTGCTTACTGATACCATAGTTAAGAAAATAGAAAAGGTAGTAACTTTTATATTACTACCTTTATCTATTATTTTTTAACACATGGTTACTTGCAACGATTGTGATAATCCTATTGTTCGTATCATCATGTTAAATTGTGAATTATTCCTCTTCAGAAGAATATTCAAAGCTATTTTCAACCTTGATTGGTGCTTTCCATATGTCAAGAATATTTAACTCATTTTTATATATAGTATCTCCATCCTTTTCATAGTTATTGGATTGTAACTTAGCTCTAATCATAAGCCTACCAAATGGTCTTGGTTGTTCTGGATTATGATTAGCTTTTAGAAATTCTTCAATTTCTTCAACTAATTCATTACCATATGCAACACAAGTTTCACTTGCTTGCTTATTTTCTCTACCGTCAGCAATAAATTTTATCCCATTGATATATTTATTACCTGTTTTAGGTGAATTCCCAGTTCTAGGACTTCCGTCCTTAGTAACTGTTGTTAATGCACCTGTTAATATCACTTCATTTACATTTTGAAGTGTACCTGTGTATTGTTTAAGCAATGAATTGCTCCTTTCTTGTCGTTAGACACTTTTTTATTTATACATTTATCTAAGAAGAACATATTGTCTTTCCCCCCAGACCTAGTGTCTGGGAAAAAGGGGAAAGACAACAGTTCATTTATAATTATTTTATTGTAACCTTTTCTTTAGGATACAAGTATTTATAAGTTTTTATTAATTTGTCTTTATCTGCATTATCTTTTGCATAGGACTTCTTAAATTGTCCGCTAATAAAAACAAAATAATAATCATTAAATGGTTTTTGCATTATTACTCCTCTCTATAAATACCATGATATATTTGTTGAGAACTTTAATACCTTAGTCAAGCTAATGGTGTCCGCCTAAATATATCATGTTATTTATATTTTTTCCCCCCTGAGGGTACCGAGGGGAAAACAGGGAAAAAATACTTATTTTATTCGTTTGCCGTTAATTATTTACTAACTTTATCCTGCGGAGAAAAAAAGAAAACGGGAACATATATTATACATTCCCATTTTCCCATGGATAACCTTATGATGTAAGTCTTACAACTCCGCAAGGTTTACATAAGTCTTGTATCCAAGTTATGTTATCATTATCCCATTCATTATACTTTTTGATAAAGTATGGGTCTTGATACTTTATTTGGGTACCATTATTCTTTTGTTCATTACAATCCCTACATTTATATGTAGCTTTTGCAGTCTTTTTCTTAGTATTTTCATCCATTCTAATCTTTCTCCTTTACTTGGATTGATTACACTTGAGAAGCGAAGCGAACATTCGCCCCGACCTCTATCGGGAGGGAAAATAGCGAATGTGTAATCAAACCAAAGGAGATAGAATGGATTAAATACAAAAGACTGGAAAGGTATGGATTGTAATGAATAATGGTATCCATATCAAAAAGTATTTGTATTTGGATAATGATTTATATTATGTTAATACCTCAGGTATATGGAATGATATTAAACTATATGGGGTATATTTAATTTTATATCAGTGTATTTGTATACTATCTTATTTCATTCCATATTAGACAAGCTCTGCTTGGCTTTGATTAGGTAAGTAGCCAACTTGTTTGGCTCCAGCTCTGCTGGTTCTTTGACTTACCTATATCAATCTGAGGTTGTCTATTTATATACGTATGTAGAAAAAAATATGATGGTAATTCTATATAACGTAAGTAGGGATTGGCTTTCTTGGACATAGCGGGCTACCTATATAGAGAAGGTTGATTAAGAATTTTGGACAGTTCTTGGGTACTTAGTTTGTGTTACTGCTGTATCGTACTACCGATTCTAAGCTTTTGGCCCCCCGATGGCCCCTTTACCTGTGACTGTTTAATGACTCCTAATATTTGTAATATAGAGTACAATAGCACTATAATAAAATCTACGCAACAATCTACGAAGGTTTAGACTTTATGCCAAATTTGATATGTACAGCTCCTAATTGTAGGAAACGCTTAACAGGGAAGCAACGTAAGTTCTGTTCTGAACAATGTAACAAAAGAACCTGGGCTCAAACCAAGAGACACAACCAGAAGGTTGAGGAGAAACCTATCAATCAAGACTTCAAAGCTGAAGAAGGCGACTACGCAAGTGTACGTAGAGGCAAACACTATGACGAATTTAGAGCTTTATATGCAGAATCCCTAGCTAACGGAGATATAAACGTTGCGGGGGTAGCAGCAGTGTTGGACACCAGTTCAGCAACTGTCTCTCGCATGCTCGCTGCATACAAGATAGATATTCAAACGGAAGTTGCAGCCGAAGGCTGGGAGTTATCTGATGATACTAAATCAAATTTAGAAAATTTTTCTAGCTTTCGCTCTAAGTATTTCGCGACAGAGACTGGGGAGAAGTATGAAACTGCAGATTTTCACGAAAACTGGATTAGTAGTATACTTAAAGCAATAGATGAAGGAAACGAATTATTAATATTAAGTCCCCCAAGACATGGAAAGACAGAACTATTAATACACTTTGCTGTCTACCAGATAATGTTAAATCCAAACATCCGAATTATGTGGGTAGGTGGGAATGAAGACATTGCGAAGAATGCTGTCAGTTCAGTACTTGACCATCTTGAACAGAATGAAAGACTACAAGAAGACTTTTGTGCTCCAGGGAAGAACTTTAAACCCGATAACAGGTCTGGTAAGAACTGGTCGCAGAATCAATTCACTGTTGGCACAAGAACCGTCCCAGGGATTAAGTCTCCTACAATGGTGGCTGTTGGGAAAGGTGGCAAAATCTTATCGAGAGATTGTGACCTTATCATTGCAGACGATATTGAAGACCATCAAACGACTATGCAACCTGGTGCTAGGGAGAACACTAGGCAATGGTGGACGACTACTCTATCGAGCCGTAAAGAGGAACATACGGCAGTAGTAGTTATAGGTTCAAGACAACACTCAGATGATTTGTACCATCACTTACTAGCAAACGATAGCTTTGAATCTATTGTTGAGACAGCACATAAAGTAGAATGTACTATCCCTGACCACTTAGTTGATGAACATCAAGATTGTTTACTCTGGCCTTCTAAGAGAACTATGAGATGGTTAATGTCTAGGCAACAGGCAGCAGAGACAACAGGTGGTAGGCAGATATACGAAATGGTTTATTACAACCAAGCCTTTGTAGAAGGCACACAAATCTTTTCTATTGACATGATTGATAAGTGTATGAGACCAGACCTAGTAGTTGGGCAGATACCAGGCAACTTACATTTAGTTGCAGGACTTGACCCAGCTAGTTCTGGATATCAAGCTGCAGTACTATGGGGAGTAAATGCCTATAGAGGCGAGTTATTCCTTATAGACCTAGAGAATAGGCAGGGTGGGGGAGTGAAGCATGCACTACAGATTATGTCTGATTGGTTTCATAGATATGATTTACAACATTGGGTTATTGAAGAGAATGGATTTCAATCTGCTATACGACAAGATGATAAGATAAAAGAATTTGTTTTAAGAAGTGGTATAACTATGCAGGGACATGTTACTGGAAAAAATAAACACGACCCTATGTATGGTGTAGGTTCTATGGCTAATCTCTTTGAAAATAATAAAATCTATTTACCTACAGGAAATTCTGAAAGTCTTGCTAAAGTTAATGCTTATAGAACACAATTATTGTATTTTGATGGAAAGCCTGTTTCTCAGCGAAATAAGGAAAAAACTGATATAGTTATGGCAGGATGGTTTCCAATGAAAGTTTTTAGAAGAATGAATAAAGAGCAAGCTGCGAACATGGGTCTAGACTATGACGCTAGCTTCCAGGAGTATGATTACGATATGACAAATGAGGCACCGTGGGGATAGAGAACCTAGACATAAAAAACTATAAAGAGATAGTTGATAACGCAACTCAACTTGTATCAGGTAAGCCTACTAAGAATAGGCAAGTACAGAAAGCTAGGATAAAAGCAATACTCAATGGTGGTGCTGACGGTATGAAGGCTTTACTTGGAAACAAGATGGAGACCTCAGATGCAGACCTTTTACCAGCACCTAATATGCTTCAGTCTGGTATAGATAGATTAGCTCAAAAGATATCAGGAGTACCTCAAGTAAAAGTAGATATATTAAATCATAATACTTCTGATAGAGCAAAGGTAAGAGCAGAGAGATTAGAACGTATTGTTACTAGTTATGATGAGAAACAAAATCTTAATTTACAATTAGCACAGGTTGCTAGATGGTTACCTGGCTATGGATATGCTGCTTGGATTATAACAACTAATACTGACAAAAATGGTTATATATATCCTACAGCAGAACTAAGAGACCCTTATGATACATTCCCTGGAAACTTTGGACCAGACCAAGAACCAAGAGAACTAGCTGTACTTAGAAGAGTACCTAGATATAAACTAGCTCAAATCTATCCAGAGTTCGCTAAAGAGATTTTGAAGGTAGATGAAGATGATAATCAACAAGAAGCAGCTTTTGGTGCAGGTGGTCTTGGACAGACTTATGAGAATGAAAAACAAAATAACTGGGAAGATAATACAGGTCAGGGTGTAAGAATAATTGAATACTATGACTTAGGTGGAACTTATATTATATTCCCTGAAAAGAATATGATTCTTGATTTCATACCTAACTTCTTAAGTACTCCACCATTTGTTTTTATGAAGAGAGTTTCTTTTGATGAACTCAAAGGACAGTATGACCATGTGATTGGTTTAATGGCTATGATGGCGAAGATTAATATTATGTCAGCTATAGCTATGGAAGACTCAGTATTTACAGAGACTAACATATCTGGTGAACTTGAATCAGGTCAGTATAGAAAAGGTAGATTTGCAATCAACTATCTTGCTCCTGGTACTCAAGTAAGTAAGCCACAAAATAATATTCCTTACCAGCTCTTTCAACAAGTAGATAGATTAGAGAGACAACTTAGAATGGTTGGCGGTTACCCAGTAACTGATGACTCTCAATCTCCAAACTCCTTTGTTACAGGGGCAGGACTTAATGAATTGAATAGCACAATGTCATTAATGATTAATGAATATAGAGAAATCATTAGACATGGTTTACAGAAGATGGATGAAAAGAGATTAGAACTAGATACATTACTTGCTATACAGATACCTGAATTAAGTAAAAAACCTATACAGGGTTTCTATGGAGGAACTGCTTTCGCAGAGAACTATAGTCCAATAAATGATATTGGAGGAGACTATAGAACAAGACGTATTTATGGAGTAATGGCTGGTTTCGATGAACCACAGAAGATTGTTACAGGATTACAGTTACTTCAAGCTGGAGTTATAGATGTAGAAACTCTACAAGATAATATTGATGGTCTTGAGAATATAGCTAAGGTACAAGAACGTATTAGAAAGAATAAAGCTGAGAATGTTTTATTTGAATCGGTACTTGCTAGAAGTGCTGAAGGAGACCCAGCAGCAACTATGGCTGTTATAGCAATATATGAATATCCAGCAGAGATGACAGAGATTTTAAGAATGTTCTA